AATTTCCGTGATAATCTTCAAATATATATAATTTTTTCTTATATGAATTATAGTTATAATTAATTTCTTTATCTACATATTTCTTTAATTGCGTATTAAGAGATGAAATATTAATCATAAATGCTAATGCAGTTCCTAATCCGTCTGTTATCATTCTTGAAACGTTATCATCGACATATCCACTTAAATTAGATGATACAAGCATTGAGTCGTATTTTCCTAAAGTCATAATTTCTTCAACTTCAGGTGCTACATTATACTCGCCACGTCCTTGACAAGTAAATTTAACATATTGTATTAACTCGCCGTCATAAGCAATATTAGTAAATTGTCTAATAGATTTATCAATTGCTTGATTTAATTGTGCGTCTGTTAATTCTACTTGTAATTGTGGATAACCTAATTCAAGTTTAATAATTTCTCTTAATTCTGCTTTAGTCATTTAATATAATCCTAACTTAAATTAATAGTATTTATCATTATTAAAATCTCTTAAACTCTTAAACTGTTAAATAAATAGTTTTAAACATATTTTAAATATAATAAGTGGAGCAATTAATGAATTCTGAAACAAATGAAGTATCTGAAGTTAAAAAATTATCTGATATATTTCCCCCTGAATTAGTTGAGTATTATAAACAAAATAAAAATCTTATTACTGAAGAATTACTTGATACTTTAAGAACATATGGCAATGATGGTAAGGCTTTAGCACTTGAAATTTTAGATACACCAATGGACGATGAAAAATATCATCTTGACGCTTTCGGTAATAGAATTTTCTTTAACGGAAATAGGCAATTAAAAAGACCTTTTACAAAAATGCCTATTGCTAAAATTCACGAAATAGAGATTAAAAAATGTGCTGATGATATATATTATTTTATGGATAATTATATAAGAATTACTACGCCTAAAGGATTAAATTTTCCTGAATTAAGAGAATATCAAAGAGAATTTATATCTGTTATTAATAAACAAGAAAATGAAAAAATTATTAGTTTGCAACCACGCCAATGTATAAGTTCTGATACTATCGTTAATGTAAATGGTAATGATTTAAGTATTAAAGAATTATTTGATTTGTTTCAGGCAAATTCAATAAATCCTAATAGTGATAAATTTATTGAAACAATAGAATTATCAAATTTAGGGAATTTTGAAATTAAATCTGATATAGGATTAATAAAAATTAAGGAACTACACAAAACTAAAGAACTTCCAATGTGTATTATAAAAACTAAAAATTTATCATTAAAATGTGCCAAAAATCATATTTTAATTGATGAATTTAATAATGAAGTTCCTGCTTGTTTATCATTAAATAGAAAAATAAAAACTGAATTTGGAGTTCAAGAAATAATAGAATATATTGATTTAAATATAAATGAAAATTGTTATGATTTAACTTTAGAAAATCATCACTTATATTATTCAAATGGATTTTTAAGTCATAATTCAGGTAAATCCGTAACAGTCGGTATATGGATTTTACACGTTTTTTTGTTCCAAAAAGATTTAATTATTGGTATAGCGTCCAATAAACTTGCAATGAGTAAAGAATTTGTTGATAAAGTTAAGAAAATGTTTTTAACTGTTCCAATGTGGCTACAATGTGGAATTTTAAATTGGAACGTTGCGCGTATTGAAGGGGAACATAGAATTAAAATTTTGTCTGATACTTCCAATTCTTCAAGTTTTAGGGGGTTTTCCGTCAATTACCTTATTGTAGATGAAGCAAGTTGGATTATAGGAACAGATAGTTCAGGCACATCATTTAAAGCATTTGCAGACTCTATATTTCCAGCACAAGAAGCCCTAGCAAATAAAAAAACTATATTAATATCTACCGCAAACGGTAAAAATCACTTTTACGATATTTGGGAAGGTGCAGGAGAAACTAAAGAAACATCTGATAACGGATATGTAAAATATGAAGTAAAATGGCAAAATGTGCCAAGACACAAACCAACAGGCGAATTATATGAACCTGAAGAATTTAGAAATTCTGTTATAAAATCTTATGGAGCAGTTTTCTTTAACCAAAACTACGGAAATGAATTTATAGGTTCATCAAATACCTTAATTGATGGTAAAGTCTTAGCAAAATATCAATATCAACAACCTGATTTTGTAAGAAATCCTGGACTTAAAATTTATGAAGAACCAATTAAAGGACACTCTTATATATTTGGTGTAGATTCTGCAAAGGACGGCTCTGATAGTTTTGCTATACAAGTTTTAGATATTACAAATTTTAACTTTAGGCAAGTGGCAACTGCAAAATTAAAAATAGATTATCTAAGAATGCCTGAATTTATTGATGATTGGGCTAAATATTTTAATAATGCCTTTGTAATAGTTGAAAATAATGAAGGTGCAGGTCAATCAGTAGCAGATAGATTATATCTTGAATTTGAATATGAAAATTTATATTTTGATAAATCAAGAACTTCTGTTGGCTCTAAGAAAAAATATCCAGGATTTAGAACAACAAAGAAGTCAAGAGATATTATTTTACAAACACTTAAAACAATGGCAGAATCTGATAAATTATTAATTCAAGATAAAGATACAATAGATGAATTATTTAATTTTGTATTAAAAGATAATAAATATCAGGCAGATAATAATAAACACGATGATTTAGTAATGGCTTTAGCATTATGTTTTGCTATATTTGCAGAAGCAAGAAACTTCAATGAAATGAATGAAATAGTTAAAGAATTAGATTCTAAAAGTTCTGATTCTGATTTAAATGTTTCTGATTATTTAATTATAGGCAATTTTGATATTTTAACAGATGATAGTAATAATGATTACTTAAATGATGAAGATTTTAGTTCTAAATTTGGAAGTTTTGATTACATTGAATAGTATAGAATAGTATTGTGTAATATGATAAGGGTTCAATTAAGAACCCTATCAAAAAATTAATTAGTCCTTTTTGGAACAATAGAATAATAACTAAATATACCTTAAAAAACACTTAAACACTTAATTTTTTAGTTCTTAGATGATTTTAAACCTGGTCTAGTTCTGACGACATCTGAAAATTCATCATCATCAATATACCAAAATGGCTTATAACCATCTTGATAATACATTTTACCAAAATCTGATGGGTGGCTTGCAAGATGTGCTACAACACGATAAATATTTGTCATATTTGATTTATCCCAAGCAACATCTTTTCTTGCTCTAAGAAATATAAGCATAGGAGTAAGCAAAACACCCAAAATAAATGCTAATATAGCAATTACAATATAACTCATTTTAATCCTTTATATAAGATTAAATTATTTATATTATTAATGAATTAAATATATCGTTAAATTTTGTATTATCAAACTCTTTACAACCGCTATAAACCATTCTTGCACCGCTAAATCCGTGATATCTCAAAGTGTCGAATCCGTCTATTTTTAAACAATCTTGCTGTTCTTGCAAAACTAATGTATTATGTTTAAATCTTGTATAAAATAAATCAATTTTACCATATGAAATATTTTTAAATACTTTTCTTGAAAATTTAGGTTTAACACAATTATTACTTGTTGTTATTTCTGTTAAATCTAAACCGCCTTTTTTACCAACAATAACTGAGTCTTGATTGTAATATACACCTAAAGAAACAATCTTTTTCTCAAAATTTTCATAAGTATCTCTAACATTTACAACAAAATATGTTCTTTCTTCAACAGGTCTTTCATCAGGTAGATTTTGATTTTCAATAAATCCACCGCCTACTTTAGTTACTAAATATCCAAACGTCATTAATCTTGCTTTTAATTCTTTAGAATCTCTTAAGTTTTCATTATATGTTTTTTCTGCACGACAAGCAGAGATAAAAGCAACATCATAATTTTTAATGTGCTGATATGCCCTGCTTAGTGAAGTTTCATTTAATTCAAAACCTAATTTATCAGTTTTAACATTAGTAGTATTATTACTATTGTTATTAATATTATCTAATAAATCCATAAATTTACTCATTACTCGCTACTTTCCCTTAAAAGCATTAACTCCATAAACAGGTTCTATATTTTCCTGAATTCTTAAAGATTCATCTTTTATATTTAATTCAGTTTTTCTTGATTGTTCTCTTATAATGCCTTTTTGCATAGCACCTAACTGATTAAAACTTAATTGTTCTGTTGTAAATTCATTATAACTTTCAAATGTAAAATGTTTATTACCTATTTTAGAATAATAAGTTTTAAATTTTTCATAAGAAACATTATTAAATTTATTTAATTCGCCTAGACCATATCTAGCAAAAAGACCAAATTCGACCCAAGTTTTAGTTTCTTTATATCCTAGCATAACAGAATCTTGATTATATCTTTTACCTAATTTCTTAATAAAATCAAAAAATTGTTCTGTTGGTATATTTTTTAAATTTACCACAAAATAAGACTCTTCATCAACATATCTATCATTACCTAGTTCATCTTTTTCAACAAATCCGCCTTTGATATTTGTCACACCAAATCCTAAATTTAATAAAGATTGTTTAAGTGTTTTATTATTTTCTTTATTCTCTTTAAGACTTAATTCGCCCCTAAATGCAGTAATAGTAGCACAATCATAATTATTAATATGATTATAAATTCTTGATAGAGATGATTCATTTAAATCTTGTTTATCAAAATCAGGATTTTCTTTATCAAAATCATCACTTATTGTTTTAAGATACCATTTACCCATATTGTTGGCTTTTTTAAATGTTTTAAATTCAAAATCATCGTCATCAATAATACTTTCAAACATAAAAGGTCTGCCTTTAACACTTGAAAAGAATTCGCCTGCTTTGCCAAATTTCTTATTAGATAATTTAACTTCTTTATTAAAACCTGGAAAATCTGAATTATTTGTTCCTACTAGAACCCAATATGAAGCCTTTGCACCAAATGCTATACTATCTTGTTGATATATTCTGCCAAGTTTAATTAAGTCTTGTTTAAGTGTGCCTTTATCGTCAATATCAACGACAAACCAAGACAATTCTTTAACTTTCTTAGCATTATCTGTATTATAATCTTCTATATAATTACCATCAATTTTTGTTACACCATATCCAAGTGTAAGCATTTTTGCTTTAAGTTTCATTGAATTTTCATTATTTTGTTCTTCTGATTTGTCGCCACGACAAGCCGAAATCATACCACAATCGTGATTTTCAGTGTGACTCCAAACTCTACTAAGACCTGATTCATTGATTTGTTCTTGTGTTTTTAGTTCTGTTTCGCCAAATAGCAAATCACTAAATGATTTTGGATTTATTTTATTCATTTTCTGAACCTTCTTGTTTATCTTCTTGATTTTTTATTTTTGATTTTTTTGTTTTAGTTGATTTACTTGTTTTATTTGCCTTTGATTTCTTAAATTCTAAATACTCTTTATATTCATCAGAATTTGTAATTTCTTCTGATTTTTCTAG